CCCTGTTGTTCTTTCTCGCCATCCGTACAGCTGGCAAAGGTTGAATTTCTGCCAGGTAGTCAATGTGATCGGCTGTCCGGAAAGTTCGCCTTTGGAATGTCTCAGCATCGAGAACCATACCACAACTTTTTCTGCTTCTTCTTCGTTCCAGTAGTAAGGCCAGGGCGCAGCAAGTGTATTTCTGGCATCCTCTTTTTTCAGATCTTCCAGGAAGCGCCTGCAGGCCCATTTGTGTTTCTGGCCAGAGATTTCTGTTCCATCCAGGCAGTTTTCGGAATACCTGACCAGTTCTTCTTTGATTGTCATATGTTCCCCGATATCTCTTTAGGTGTTGTATGTTACCTGCATCCACGCTTCTGCATCATTGCTGACGTTCGTTACTCCGGCATAGGTATGCAGCGATTTCAGCGCAGTGATTTCTTCCGGTGCTAGGCCAATTTCAGCTGGAACAGCTAACAGCCATTCTGTTTTTCCCACAATTGATTGGGTGTTATCCATTTTCGCCGAATCGACCAGCCGCACCAACTTCCCTTTTGCCATATCCACATAATCAGCAATCCACTGTTGACCGTTTTCATCGGTATAATTACCACCGGATGGTACAGGGATTGCGTTGAGGGTATAAGGAAGTGATACTTCTTGCTCTGTGTATGGCTCAAATACCGTACTTGTTGTGTCTGCTGGGTCAGATATCATTAATTCAAATGTATCATTATAGGTTTTATCAATATTAAGAATATACAAAAACACCCCATTTGAGTCTTCATCTGCAAGTGTTGCATTATTATGTTCTATTGTGAATACTTTATCTCTATTAGACACTTTGCGAAAATTCAATGAATATCCCACGCTACCATTTATCATAGATATTTTTTTGCCTTTTGTTGGCAATGGTTTCTCAGATAACATACTGGATTCTGTATGGCTAATAACCTGTGGATATATGTTCATCCATGTATTTTTAGTTGGTTTGCCAACCAATGTGTATTTTCCATCTTTTGCGGTTAATGTGACACCATCAGCTCTGACAGTATTATCTTTTGGATACGGCATCATATTCTTTCCGTAGACTTTCACAATTGGGTTCACAACGCTCTTAATCTCCTGCGGATAATCTGGCGATGGAGATGGTTGACCGCCGGTGTAGGGTTCGTAAGCTTTTAGTGTGCTTCCCTCACAGAACATGCCAACGAGTTTCGGAAACTCGTCAAGTATTAATACTCTGACTTTTGTAGTGCCATCTGCAAACTTCTTGTTTACCACGTTATTCTTTGCAGGGATTTCTGTAACTACATTATCATCATTGTAGATGCGTATTCTGACATTATCATTTGATAACACTGTGCTTCCATCCCAAAAGCAAAAAGAATATCTTTTTGTAGGGTCAACTGCAATCTCATCAAAATACACCGCTTTAGGGTAACTTGCGTTCTGTGATACTTCTACTTTGTCCCCTATTTTAATGCCACTTACAAAGCCAGACTGTTTACTATCAACATTGAACGAGTTTGCCCCTGTGGTCTTGAACTGTTCAGATTTTCCGTAAATCGTCAATCCTCTTAGCGGTTTGTTCTTGCACCGTTTCAGCGTCAGCGAATTTCCGGAAGCTTCTGCTACTCCGTTCAATGATCCCATCCGGTATAGCTTTCCAGGTTCCGTGCCGACAAATCCCATGTTGCCTGAAATGATGTCCTGCCCTACCACCTTAAGCATTGCACTTCCACTCCTTTTTCAGATGTTATTGTTGGGATAACATACAGCGTATCGTACCCCTGTGTGGTCATGCAGGCTACAACCTGTGCAGTCTCTGCCGGAATCAAGATCATCCTTTCTTTTATCGCTTCAACTCCAACATAAATATCACCGTCAGTGAAGTTTTTCACAAGAAATTCAAGTCCTGGATTGTCAAACTGAAAATCTAATTTTGTGTTTGCTTCTGTCGGTTTCCTCTGTACTTTTAATACTGACATGTCTGCCTCCTTTCTTAAAAATGGGTATAAAAATACCACCGGCCTTTTCTGACTGGTGGTATTAATGTTTGTTCTGTTTTGCATATTCTGTTAAAAACTCAATTTCTTCAATTGACAAGATTTCTAAAGGATTTGAATAGTTATCATCCTCCGTAGCAAATTCAGCACCATTATATTCTGTAGAATTTATTGGATCAAATCCAAGTTTTTCACATATCTGATTGTACGTAATCAATTACAGCACCTCCATTTCAACGCCTGCGTCACGTACCGCACTACAAAATTCCTTTAAATTATCCTCAGTATAGCTCAATCTATCCAACTTTGCAACGGCAGAATCATAATATAGTCTGTTAATTTCTCCTACAATCCTATACTTAAATACGGTTCCGTCATGAGCAGCTATCAAGCCATATTTATATTTCCTATCTGCCGCAACTTTTATATCTGCCCAACTCGGTACCGAACTTCCTGGATGATTGTGTATTGCTATAATGGTATGTTCTTTGGATTGTTGTAACATTTGCTTCATCTTTTTTGTAGGTGCTACTGTCCTCAGTAATTTTGATTCTAATGAACGCTTTATTTCATTAGTTTCTGGATTAATAAATACAAGACTTTCTAATTCTGTGCCGCTTCTCTGTGAAATAATATTTACCATCTCTGACCATATTTCTCTACAGATTTCTTTGCTTTCTGGTAAAGAATTTATTTTTCTCCGATAATGATTTGATCCAATCTCTTTACGATCCATCAATGTTGATTTATTACGTCCCTTATTTCCGCATTCTCTGAAAACCTGCCTCCACTCTTTGCGTTTCAGTTCGTACCGCTTCTGGTTCTCCTGATCCAGGGAATACTCTGCCAGTCTCCCGAACCGTTTTTCCTGTCTGGCTGCATACTGCTGTTTTGCTTCCTGTCGTGCCTGATCAGCCAGATCATCCAGTTCTTCCTTGGTGTACTTATCGTCCGGCGGCTCACTGATACCTTCAAAGTAGGTACTGTGATGATCCTGGCATCTTGGATGGTACAGCCCTGCAGCTATTGCACTGGACATCAGAGGATACCGGATCCCCGTTACAGGAGATTTTCCAGATTTGGGGCCGCCACTCCACACATCATCGATCAGGACTTTCCCGACAAATGGCAGACACTTGGGACAGGGGCTTCCCCTTTTGTTCATGATCACCGTGCAGATTCCCCATTCCTGGCGTTTCTGTCCTTCCCCCTGCAGGTAGGCCCTCTTACTGGCTGTACGGATAGCCATATCCGCATAATCAGCGATCGTATGACGGGCACCATTGGCATACTGGATGCAGTTAAGACCTGCTGATAGAAAGTCCTTCGTGGCCATGTCTACGGCTTTCTCATAAGTGCCAGCACCACTATTCGCATACATCTGAGCGTTGAAAATGATCTTCCGGTACTGGTCATTCGCCATACGGAGAACTGCAGCTTCTGCAGACTGCATATCGTTCTGGGTTGCTTCGATTAATGCATTCAGCTTCCGGTCATTGACCTTAAAGAACTCTGCCGTACCACCCCTGACTGCCTGCTTTGCAGGGAAGCCTTTCCGGATCGCATCCAGGATTTTGGTCTCCTGCGCCATACCACCTTCTGTTTTAGCAGCCTGGATCAGTCCGGTGATCTTGGAATTGATAGCCTGGAACTGCTTTCCAAACTTCTTTTGGTTGTCATGCCGGTACTTTTCCAGCGAATGGAGCATTTCCGCCTGCCACATGGACCACTGCTTTGCGTCCCCTATTTCCTCTACCTTATGCCGCTTCATGTTCCGGATCATGGAAGCCATCAGCTCATCCTCAATGGCTTCAAATGCAGTTCCAATGTCGTAGACGGTGTTAAGCTTCGGCATCTGTGGTTACCTGCTTTCGAATGTTTGTAGCAAGCCTTGCACATCTCGCCCTTTGCGTACAACGAATATTTGTACAATATTTGACCTGTTCTGCAAGGCTTGAGCAGTCTATCTTCTCTACTTCTGGTTCGAAGTCTGGACAATAACTACAGAATTCCTGGAGCAACAGTGTAAATCCTGGAACATTCATCTGGATCACCTCCCGTTTGCATATACCTTAAAACCCTGGCTTTTGAATATTCGGATCATGTCCTTCAGCTTTGTTTTGCTGGTACAGGCATCATTTCTAAGCTCAGCATAATCATTCTTTTCCAGAGCGTACACGCCCATCGGTACCTGCTCTTTTGCTACCTCAAGAAGCCCCTGGTATTCCTTCCGGCTCATCCGGTACATCCTGTTTGCTACCTTCACCCGCATTTTCTCCACCTCCCAGATCTGTCTGGAAATCACCAGCTGTTAGGTTCACCCCTGGCTCATCCATATCCTGTATGCCCTGCTCTGCTTTCAGTCTGGCGATTTCTTCATTCTTGCAGTGCTCGTCCAGGGTATCCCCATACAGTTCTTCCACACAGCGTTCAATGCTCATGATCCCGCCCTGCTTTGCCTTTGCCACGGTCTCAACCTGACTCTCAAAGCTTGGGTTGGCATATTCGCCGAATGGAATATTTACCTTCACCTCTTCCGGAGCACCGCCAAGCAGGATGTTCTCTGCATTGATGCATGCTTCCACAACCTTTGGCAGAGTGTCCTGCAGCGCCTGTACAATGGCATTCCTGGTATACAGTGTGGTCTTTTCTTTCTCCCGCTGGGCCTCCGCATTGTCAAGCTTCTTGGTATCAATCCCAAGGGTGCTTGGGCTGATCACACCCTGCAGACACAGATCCAGTGCCGTGACATAGGATGCAAGATAGCTGTCATGTGGGATTGCTGGCTGTTCCACGCTGATCTTGTTCTGTGCGCCCTCACTCATGTCTGAGGCTGTCGCGATAAACCGGTTATCAAAATGGTTCGGCTTCATCAGACCGCCATTTTCCGGATCCCTGCTGATCAGGTTTTCAGGGATGTACTCTTTTGCCCTGCCTGCCCGCAGCGCGTCCATCCACTGGCTCCATGCCTCATCCAAAGCATCAAAGTTATCCAGCTTGCCATCAAAGATGCTTCCGCCCCTGCCCTCATACTTGGCAGATTCATAAACCATCAGCGGTACCGCAAGCGTTACAGAATCATCAAAAGTAACATCCTGCAGGTTCTCTGTGCTTTTCAGGGCTTTCAGGTTTACCAGGCGGTTGCCTGCATACAGTTCATTGATCACATAACCATAGCCGTACCGCTCATTCAGGACAAACTTCCTGCCTTGATCCTCATAGGGTGTCTTAAAGATCACTTCCCTGATCCGGTCACGCTGCCTTACAAATTCCACTCTGTCTCCCGGATACCATTCAAGGATCGGATGTTCGCTGATGTTGGTATCGATCGTCACCTTAAAGGCACCATCCCCAAGGTACAGGACTTCTTTTAATGCGCTTTCGATCTTGTGTGGGAAGTCATTTTCCTTTGCTATATCATCCCACAATGCTTCCTGCTTGGGGCTCTCAAACTCAAAGGCATTCATGTCCGGCAAAACTGCTGACGCCAGCGTGCGGACAATCAGCCCGGGCAGTCCAGTGTGGATCTTCCGCATTTCCATTCCTGGGGAGCACTCGCACGCCCAGAACTTATACCTGTCTGCGGTTTCGTGATTCTGACTGTAGAACTGTTCCAGTTCATTGCTGTCCCCCCTGTACCAGATCCTGTTGCGGATCATATGGCCTTCCGGATCCAGCATCTCATTGATCTGGAAATTATATGGGGATGCAGGGGCTACATTCAGCCAGCTGCGGATCCCATGCTTGATATTCTCATTCAAAGTTATCAACCCCCATTTCAAATGGGGGTTTAATTTTAACCCCTCCGGGGTATGTCTCTGGTTCCGCCAGAGGCGGGATTTCGCAGCACCATTTTTAC